TACATCGCTGAAGCCCGCCAAGAGATGCTGAATCTTCAAGAAACTTATTCAGTTTATAAATCACAATCACCGACAAGTGGTCAGTCCGTTTCTAGTAGAGTCACGATTAAAGTTTTTAAGACTCAAGACGAAATGCATAAATTCTTATCTACTGGAGATAATGCGCTTTTTTGGAAAGAAACTGGTCAACAAAATCTAAAATCTGGAACATACAAATTAAATATGGTTCGAGGAAAAGACGGAAAACCTGCTCGAGAATTCATTAAAATTACTTAAAGTAGAATTGAATTATAAAATAGTCATTGGTGATGATTATTGGTATAGACTACTCTATGACCAGTCCAGCCGTGTGCTTGCACAGAGGTAAGACCTGGTCATTTAGGAACTGTGAGTTTCATTTCTTCCACAAGGAGCGTAAGGCCGACTTCTCTCGAATCCGGAACGGATCGACCGGACTGCATCCCTACGAGTACCCGATGGACTTGGATCCTGGAACCGAAAGGTTCGACTTCCTTTCGGACTGGGTCATGCGGATCCTGAATGAACATGATAAGATGGGTACGGTGTGGATGGAGGGTTACTCCTACGGGTCCAAGGGAAGCAGGGTATTCGAGATCGGAGAGAACTCCGGGATCCTCAAGCTCAAGCTCTTCTCGAACGGAATCCCGTTTCGAGTCGTACCACCAACCGTGATCAAGAAGCACGCCACCGGTAAGGGTAACGCGGATAAAAGACTTCTGGAGGAGACCTTCGTCTCCGAAACCGAACTGGACCTGAGGACCCTGCTGAACCAGACCAAGAAGCAGTTCAACCCTTCGTCCGACGTGGTGGATTCCTACTACGCCTGTAGGTACGGCTTTCAGCAGTATTCAGATCCCCCCGAAGCAACTAATCTATTATAACGGTTTTTTGTACAAAAGTAAAGGACTTTTTTGAAACCCGTAACGGTAACCGTACGATGGAACCCAGGTGAAAAAAACAGTTTACAAACCCGAAAGACTATGATAGTATGTTACCTCTGAAGCAGACAGGTAAGAGGTAACCAAGATGATCCTGATGGACTACTCTCAGATCGCCATCGCGGCGTTCTTCACTCAGGGCGTGATCAAGACCCCCCAGGAGGACCTGATCCGACACGTGACTCTGAACACGATCAGGTCCTACGTCCAGAAGTTCTCTGGAACCTACGGCCAACCGGTGATCTGCGCCGACGGCAAGAACACGTGGCGCAAGCAGTTCTTTCCGTACTACAAGGCCTCGCGAGTCAAGAGCCGTGAGGAGTCCGACGTGGACTGGAAGCTTATTTTCGATACCCTCACCAAGATCTACCAGGAGATGGACTCCATCCCTCTGTACCCGTGCATCCGATTGGACGGAGCCGAGGCGGACGACGTCATAGCCGTACTATCCGAGATATCGTTCAGGAACTCCGAGAAGACCGTCATAATCAGCTCCGATCATGACTTCGCCCAGCTCCAGAAGTACGACGGTATCGTCCAGTTCTCTCCCAGTAAGAACGTCTTCATCAAGGAGAAAGACCCGTCGGTTTTCCTGCTCGAGCACATCATCAGGGGGGACACGGGTGACGGGATCCCGAACATCTTCTCCGACGACGACTGCCTGGTGGACGAAACCAAGCGGCAGTCGGTGGCTTCCAAGAAACGAGTCGACATGTTCGTCGACTTCATCTTCAACTCGCTCGATGACAGGCAGATCCAAAATGCGTGGAAACGCAACTACGACAGAAATAAGACCCTGATCGATTTCCAGTACATCCCGAGACACGTGTCCGAAACGATCAAGGACGAATACGAGCATAAGGTCGTGCACCATGAACCAAACAGGGGTTTGTTCCTCAACTATCTGGTCGAAAACCGGTGTCGGATGCTGATCAAGTCGATCGAGGAGTTCTTTCCTCCGGTAACCGCCAGGGGACAGCAGTCCTCACTTAACTTTTTCTGAAACCGCCGTGCGACTGGCGATCATAGGTTCCAGAGACTTCACCGACTTCGAGTTCATGGAGACCGAGGTGAAGAACTCCTTTACTAACCTTCGGGACATTGATATAATCGTATCCGGTGGAGCCAGGGGAGCGGACAGGCTGGCGGAACGGTTCGCGGAGAAGTACGAGATCCCAACCCTCATCTTTAAAGCCGACTGGGACAGGCACGGCAAGAAGGCCGGTTACTTGAGGAACGTGGACATAGTCAAGAACGCGGACTACGTCATGGCGTTCTGGGACGGGTACTCCAAGGGAACCAAACACTCGATCGAACTGGCCCAGAACGTTTTTGGGGTACCGGTTAAGGTCATCAACTACGTACAACATCACTTTATTCAGGAGATTGATAAAGATGCTAAAAGCGATACATGAGGTCCTAGAGGAAGTTAACGCGAAAACCACTAACGCGGACAAGTTGGAGGTCCTTCGCGAGAACGACTCCAAGACACTTAGGTTCGTCCTTCAGGCGGCCTACGACGACAACGTCCAGACCCTGCTGCCTGACGGTGAACCACCCTATGATCCGGTTGAAGCCGGTAAGCAGGTCACGCTTAATGAACTCTACGACGACATCCCGAAGCTGTATAAGTACGGTCCGATGCACAACGCACCTGGGCACAAGGTCGAGTTCCTCTTCATGAAGATGCTGGCCAACCTCCAGAAAAAAGAAGCCATGGTGCTGGTGAAGATGAAGGACAAGAACCTGCAGTCGCTCTACAAGCGGATCACCAAGCCCCTGGTTAAGGAATACCTTAAGGACTACGTGACCATAAAGTGACATGAACATCTTCGTTCTCGACGAGTCCCTACATGAGTGCGCCAGGTCTCATGTCGATCGCCACGTCTGCAAGATGCCGCTTGAACTGGCTCAGATCCTGTCGACCGCCCATCGGGTCCTGACCACTGACGAGACCCGACTCAATCCGGTCATCTACAGGAAGACCCACGTGAACCATCCCTGCTCGAAATGGGTCCGTGAGACCAAAGGCAACTACGACTGGGCTTACCGGATGTTCGCCGAGCTCTGTGACGAGTACGGTTACCGTTACGGAAAGACTCACCTGTGCTGGACAAAGCTTAAGGACGTCCTGGTCGACGAACCGGAACTCATCGATCGGTCCGTCAGATTGACGCCTCACGCCCTGGCCATGCCAGACGATTGCAAGGTTGACGACACGGTTGAGTCGTACCGTAACTATTACTGTACCCACAAGACCCACCTATTCTCTTGGAAAAATCGAAAACGACCGGACTGGATCTAAAATGCCCCTGTACTCGTACGTCTGTAAGAACTGTAACTCAACTTTCGACAAGATGAAGCGCATCTCCGAGAGGTACTGGACGGATTCCTGTCCTTCCTGCGGAGAGACCGGCTGCGTCGATATCATGATCACGTCACCGATGATAGTATCCGACGTCGGTGACCTCTACTCGAAGACCGATTCGGCCTTCAGGGAGAACCTCAACCGGATAAAGAAACACAACAAGAACTCAACGATCAACACGTAAGAGACGAACCAACCAGACCACCAGAAAAATGAACGGCAACCCTAACAGAAAGAAAGACCTCTATCAATTCGACCGCATCGACCGAAAGATCAACCGTAAGCGCCGCAACGAGCATCGTTTGCAGCAAAACGAGGAAGACGACTCCAAGAGAAGACTGAAAACCATTAAGGACTTCTACAACCATTACATCGATGATAATCCATAACGATTCCTTCAGGTGGACCTCGGAAACCTTCGAGTTCCCGAACCTCAAACAGGTCAACGACGAGGTCGAGGGTCGTTACTACCTTCACGAGAGCGACTCGAGAAGCCCTAAGATGTTCTCGGTTACCACCGTGCTGGGTGACGACCCAACCAAGAAGAAGGCCCTGAACGACTGGAGACGCAGGGTGGGTGAACAGGAGGCCAACCGGATCTCCAAGTTCGCCGCCGGACGCGGTACCAGGGTCCATTCCCTACTCGAGAAGTACCTACGGAAGGAGAGGATAGACACCACCCACGTGTTTCCTCACGTCAAGGACATGTTTTACTCGGGCATCAGGGGTCTCGACGGAAACGTTTCCTTGATCCACTGCTTGGAACAGAAGCTCTTTTCGAGGAACCTAGGGATGGCCGGTACCGTGGACGGGGTGGTCGAGTGGAAAGGTGTCACCTCGGTGCTGGACTTCAAGACCTCCAAGAGGGTTAAGACCAAGGACCAGATAGAGGACTACTTCCTGCAGACCTGCGCCTACGCCCTGATGTGGAAGGAGCTTACGGATAAAAAGATAGAGCAGGTGGTCGTGTTCATCATGGTCGAGGAGGAGACCGAGCCCCACGTGTTCGTCGAACGCATCGAGGGGTACGTCCCGATCCTGCTCAAGCGAGTCAAGGGTTTCTACGAGAGACGGGGTCTACCCCTGCCGAAGATCTTCCATCAATGAGACACTAAAAAAGTCCTTTACTTTTGGACGGGAACCGGTTATAATTCTTCCCGTCATCAATGAAGAGAGGCAGCAAGTCATGGTCGCAGCGTCAGTACAGTCGATCGCCACACCGAAGAAGAAGGCCCCACAGCGGGTTCGGATGTCCCAGAGCCAGATCAACGAGAAGTTCTTCGGGACCAAGCCGCACTACACCGGGATCGAGTTTGAGGACGACTCGGCTCGTAGGAGCGCCCTGATGTACGGACTCAACTGGTTCGCTAACTTCTTCGACAACAAGAAGAGTCTTCCGTTCATCAACGGTTGGTTGAGCAAGCAGGAGTACTTCGAGTTCTCCAAGGATGAGATCGAGAGGTTGAACAGGAACTTCAGGATGTTCTGTCCCACCTACTACGCCCTGATGCAGATGGAGTACAACGACTGGGTGCTGTCCGAGAAGGAGGTGTCCCAGATCCACGCGCACCTCAAGGAGGTCTGTAACTCCAGGTTAGTTGCGGATGACGACCCACCGGACCAGAATCCCGAGACCGGTCCAGAACCTAAGCCCGTCCAGCCGTCTCCACCCAGGAACCCCAAGAGGGTCATCTTGGAGAAGCTGAACTCCACCGTCCTGAGCGAGCTGGAGGGGATGTACGACGTCTGGATGTTCGCCAAGACCCCCGACGAGAGGAAGGAGACTTACGACCTGAATTCGGCGATCATGATCCACGGGATCAAGGGAGCCGTGGCTATGAACCTGATCCGTGACTGGGTGCAGGAAAAACTGACCGAACTGGAGGCCGTAAAGAACAAGACTGATCCTGACTTGGTCGAGGGGTACTCCAACGTCAAGCCGGTCAACCTCAGCAACACCATCTCCAAGCTTCAGGAACTTCTTTCCGGACTGACCGTGGTCAAGGCCAACGTCAGGAACATCTCGGCAGCCAACAGGAAACCGAGACAGGCCAAGGAAGTCTCGGCACAGAAGCTGGTGGCCAACCTGAAGTACAAGCCTCAGGACCTCGAGCTCGGGGTCGTGTCCGTCACCCCTGAATCCATCGTCGGAGCCAAGACCGTTTACCTGTTCAACACCAGGTACAACGCGATCACGGTGCTGAACTCGTCCGAGGACGACGGCTTCACCGTCAGGGGTACGACGATACTCAACTTAGATGAGACCCGGTCGTTCTCCCAGAAACTCAGGAAACCCAACGAGACCGTCCAGTTCATCCTCTCTACGAGCGGACGGATCAAGATCGAGAACCACCTGTCCTCGTTGACCACCAAGCGGAGTACCGCGAACGGAAGGGTCAACGAGAACGTGCTCATCCTCAAGACACTCAAATGACCGACACACCAAACGTCTTCTTCACGGCGGACACACACTTCTTCCATTCGAACATCATCAGGTACTGTCCTGACTCCAGGGACCGGTTCGAGAACAGGGAGGAGATGAACGAGCACTTGATCGAAAGATGGAACGAAGTCGTTCGACCCAACGACCTGGTCTACCACCTGGGTGACGTGGCCTTCGCGAAACCAGCCGAAGTCAGGTCCGTGCTCAGGCGACTTAACGGCAGGATCGTACTGGTTGCCGGTAACCACGACAAGAGGCTGTTGCGGTCCCACGACTTCACGTCCTGCTTCCACGAGGTGAACGACAAGTCCTACCTGGAGGAGAAGATAGCTGGGGAACTCGTGGTGATGAGCCACTACCCCATCGCCAGATGGAACAAGATGTACTACGGCGTGGTTCACCTGTACGGACACTGTCACTCGTCGTACGGGTACCACATGAACGCGTTGGACGTAGGGGTGGACGCTAGACCAAACAACGACCTGACCCCATGGGAATGGACCGAGCTGAAGGAGTACCTTTCGAAAAGAGAGGGATACGTCATCAGGAACGCGTCCATTGACTCAATGATTTCGACATGAACGAGACCCCCACACAACGCCGCGGAGAACAGAGATGAAGACGCCCGAAGACATCAACCGGTTACTCGAAGAAAAGATCATCACCAAGGAACAGTTCTCCGACAGGGTTGAGAAGATGTACGTGATGCAGCAAGGGAATATCTCCTTCATGGAGATAGTCATCTATACGGCGGAGTTCTATCAGATAGACATAAATGACATAGCCAAGTACCTCACGAAGAGAATCAAGGACCGGATAGAATCCGAGGCAATAGCGGAACACATGCTCATATCGCCAAGGAACAAGTCGAATACCCTCAACTCTTTCTTCGCGGCGGCCTGACGAAAACAAAGGTGTGGATCCGTTCATAGCGTTCAGTAACTACCAGGCGATAAAGTTACACTTCACGAACCAACGGTACGACGCGGTAACCTTCAACTACAAATCTAGGACCCTGTCCAGGGAGTCATTTGAGAAGCGTCGGGACAAGTCACACTTTCACGTAATAGCGAAAAGGTTCAGGAAGGAGGAAACGATACGGGACTTCTTCATCTCCAATATCGTTTACAAGAACCGAGGGGATTCGTTCTGGATAGGGGATTTTCTGGACGAGGAGGCGGATAGGACCTACGCCAGGTTCGTACGGGTATCCGAGGGATTTACCTACGAGTTCCGGAGTGATATAATACGACTCAGGGACAGGATGCTCTCACTCGAGTCCAGGGATCCGGACTTACTGATAAATACCGTGGAGGAGGGAACGGATTTTCCTCCCGTGATAAACATGATGCTGTACGGAAACGTACACGTCGAGAGCGTGCTGTTCATGAACAGGGTAATGGGGTTCATGAACGGGATAAACGAACGCGTGACTAAGAGGGGTGAAAACTTTATATGGGTTAGTCTCTACAACAAGCTGGTAAAGTACGACAGGCTAATGAAGCCACTGATAAACACCGACAAAGCAAAATCAATCATCCTAGAAACCTTTAGGAAGGAAATAACAGTATGAACTTCAAAGAATTGTTAGAGAAGCAAAAACAAAACAACTTCGAGTCGACCCGTTCCGCGGCCAACGCCGAGAAGGAGAACCCCTACGGGGGTGGTGGTGGTCCAGATGACCGTTTCTGGAAGCCGGCGGTCGACAAGGCCGGAAACGGTAGCGCCCTCATCCGTTTCCTACCGGCTCCGGACATCGACATCCCCTGGGTGAAGTTCTACTCCCATGGGTTCAAGGGCGACTCCGGTCGGTGGTTCATCGAGAACTGTCCGACATCCATCAAGCGAGAGTGCCCCGTCTGTTACGAAAACTCGCGCCATTGGTCATCTGGACTGGATTCTGACAAAGACATCGCCCGTTCCAGAAAGCGTCGACTGCACTACGTCTCCAACGTCCTGGTCATCAAGGACCCAGAGAACCCAGACAACAACGGGAAGGTCTTCCTGTACAAGTTCGGCCCAAAGATCTTCGAGAAGATCCTGGAGAAGCTCCAGCCGACCTTCGAGGACGAGAAACCCATCGATCCCTTCAACCTGCTCAAGGGTACCAACCTGGCGATTAAGATCAAGCAGGTCGGCGGGTACTGGAACTACGACTCCTCCAGGTTCGGTGAGGAACCTTCGGCTCTGTTCAACGGGGACGAGGACAAGCTGAAGAACCTGTTCGAGTCCCTGTACCCGATCGCCGAATTTGTGGACCCGAAGAGTTACAAGTCCTACGAGGAGCTTGAGACTAAGATGCGGGAGGTCCTGCTTGGATCCGCCACTGGTGGTGGCGGTTACCGTTCGGAGGAGTCATCCTTCAGTAAGAAGGAGAGATCCGTTGAACCAAAGACTAACGACAACGAGCCTGTAGAGGATGACGACGACATGGCCTACTTCAGGAAGCTTGCCCAGTCGATGTAGCTTAGGCGTATCGGGTGTACATGGACGTACGCCAACGTAGGGTCCTTGAAAATTTTATGGGACAGGATGAAAAAAGTCCTGTACTTCGTCTCGGTTTTAGGTTACCATAGAACCCATCGCTAAGATGAGATTTCAGTCATGAATGTTCATTCCGGTACGCGATGCCTCGGTTCGGCTATCCTCCCCGATACCGAGATAGACGAGATCCTGAAACGGAATGGTGCCAAGTTTATCTGCGATTCCGAGATAGAAGGGGTTCCGGTTGTGGTTTTCTACAGGGAGACGGAGCCACACTACTTTGGCGTAAGCCACCATTTGAAAGGAGAGCTTTTGGAGAACGACGAGATGAATACCAAGAACGGCAGAAAGAGTCATTACCGCGGTTTCGTTGACGCGGACATAGTCGACGTCGGGGCGGTTAAAGGAAACCAGCGAACTAACGGTAACGGAGACGAACGAGTCGAGTTCTACGAGACGCTCGGTGAGGCCAGAGCGGCTCTGGCCATGTGCAACATCGGGTTCGACGTCGCCACGTCCGGTAAGGAGGTCCGCCTTCAGAAGGAGATCGAGGACGTCTTCGAGCTGGTCATCAAGACCTTCTTCGTGATCGGTGAGATCGTTCGTTCACCCAGAGAGAAACAGGGCTACATGATCGAGGTGGACGGACTCCAGAAGAGGATGGAATCGGTCATCGCGGAACTGGAGCGGAACGAGTACATCGAGCCACTGGTGGGATTCATCGTTCCCAACAGAGAGAACGCCGACTTCTTCTTTGCCCAGTCGGTGATCAACCGGCTGGAGAGAACTGCGGTTCGGGCCAACGAGTTGAACTTCCTGTCCTACCTGAACGTACTGTCGGACTTCGTGTTCGTCCTGGCCTGGTACTCGTCAAGGTACTTCGAACAGTGGACCGAAGGGTCCGTCACTGTCGTGTCCAAGATTGAACCTATGGTGGAGCGATCAAGATGATCACCAGCAAGGACACCACGTACAGTGAGGACTGGAAGAAGGAACTGGAAGAGATAACCGAGAGGTATAGGGATGAGGTTGACACCGAAATCGAGTACCAGAAGTACGTCGATCAGCGACGAAAGGAGAGGCGCGATATCTCTAGTGATAGCGGCGTTTTTAGAAAGGTTCAGTCGTCCTGAAACTAGGGTATCCAAGATGCAAGTAGGAACTAACTGTACCGAGTTGGTGAAGGAATTCGAGAGCCTAAAGCTGGTGGCCTATCAAGACTTCGTAAAAGTGTGGACCATCGGGTGGGGCCACACGAAAACCGCCAGGAAAGGGATGCGGATAACCGTTCCGGCGGCAGAGGAACTCCTTCGGCAGGACCTCGAGGAACACGCCAAGTTCGTTGATAAATACGTAACGGTTCTCTTGAATCAAAACCAGTACGACGCCCTGGTGTCCTTCACGTTCAACCTGGGTGGCGGTTCACTGAAGAATTCTACGCTTCTTAAGAAGCTGAACGCGAAGGACTACGCGGGAGCCGCGGACGAATTCTTAAAATGGAACAAGGCGGGAGGTAAGGTACTCAATGGTTTGACCAGAAGGCGTGAAAGGGAACGCGCCCTGTTTCTTATGAGGTAGGACCTCTTAGGTTCAGTCACAAAAACACGTTTACAAGGACGTCCCTCGATGATAGAATGCCATGGTCGTCGAGGGACCTTTCTGTGGCATGCAAAAAAGTAAGAAAAACAGAAAACTCTATCTCTTGACCTTAATGCTGACGCTCTCGATAAAGCCGTCATTGGCGGATACCAACATCAACCAGAAACAACTACACTGCTTGGCCAAAAACATCTACCATGAAGCCATGGACCAAGAAACCGAGGGTATGACGCTGGTTGGGCACGTGGTCATCAATAGGGTAAAATCCAAACGATTTTCCGAAACGATCTGCGAGGTCGTCTACGAGCACAAACAGTTCTCCTGGGTTCACAAGAAGAGGAACCACCGTATAGACGAGGAGTCCTGGGAGTTGGTCCTGGAGATCGCCAAGAAGGTCATAAACCGTAAACACGACCCTACGAACGGGGCCCTGTACTTCTACAACCCAGCCAGAGCGAAACCTGGATGGGCCAAGACCAAGAAGGTGTTAATCAAGAAGGGTGATCACATATTCCTGAAATGAATGAAATCAAACTGCTTCCGTGCCCGTTCTGCGGGCACGACATGAACCTTCAGTATGAATCTAATCCCGAAGACACGATCTACCCGATCACCAGGGAACACGACCTCTGGAACGTCGTTTGTTCGACGACCTCCGGAGGTTGTGACGCCTCCATGCTCGGTTCGAGTCCGGAACGTTGCTTCGAGAAGTGGAACAGGAGAACCCCATCGGAATGAACTACAAGGACTCAGGAGTGGATACGGGTCTTGCTGGAGACCTGCTTCACAGGATCAAGAACGACATCGGTTTCACCGTGTACTTCAATAACCAGGTCAACAACGAGTCGGTTCTATCGAAGAACGACTACTGCTCCTGTGTGGAGCTGAACAGGCTGAAGTACACGGATCCCGTACTGACGTTCTCAACGGACGGGGTCGGAACCAAGCTACTTTTGGCCGAGCGTTTTTACGAGGTGGAGTCAAACGTCGCTCAGGACCTGTTCGCGATGGTCTTCAACGACGTCGTCTGTTCTGGATCCAGACCCCTGTACTTCCTGGACTACTACGCCACCCGTTCGCTGAAGGAAACCATGAAGAACGGGGTGAACCGGTTCGAGACGATCCTCAAGGACCTGGCCAGGATCTGTTCCGAACACAGGGTCGCGATAGTCGGCGGTGAGACCGCCGAGATGCCATTGGTGTATTCAAAGAACCGTTTCGACCTGGCCGGATTCGGAGTGGGAGTGGTCGAGAAAGCGAACCTGATCTCTCCGGAAAGGGTGAGGTACAACGACGTCGTCATCGGCATCGAGTCGTCCGGACCCCACTCCAACGGTTACTCTTTGATCAATCACCTGGTTGACTCCAATAGAGACAGAGAATTCGTTGAGGCATGCCTTAAGCCAACCCGAGTGTACGTGCGTCCAGTTATGGATCTACTCGATTCCGGAGTGGACGTCCACGGTGTCGCCCACGTGACCGGTGGTGGAATCACCGAGAACCTCCCTAGGATCATCCCTGATGACCTGTGCTGTCTCGTTGACCTCTACACCTGGAGGACTCCTCGGGTCTTTCAGGAGATAAAGACCAGGGCCAAGGTCTCCTCGGATGAGATGCTTAAGACCTTCAACTGCGGTATCGGAATGATCGTCATCGTCACGGAGACCGACAGGAAGCGTGCGCTGGAGGTACTGAACCGTCACCACCACAGTCACCAGATCGGCCGGGTGCGGTACCGAGAGAGGGATTCCGTCGTCTACTGGGGTGAGAAATGAGCTCCAGGTGGGACGACTACTTCATGGACGTGGCCGTGAGAACCGCCGAGCTGTCCTATGCCAAGAGAACCAAGGTGGGATCCATAGCCGTGAAGGAGAGGAGGATCATCCTCTGCGGGTACAACGGAACCCCTCCAGGAGACGACAACTCCTGCGAGGAACTGGTAGACGGAGAACTGGTGACCAAGCCGGCCGTGCTTCACGCCGAAGAGAACCTGATCATCTTTTCGTCGAAGTACGGCATCTCGCTCAACGGAGCCGAGATGTACTCAACCCATAACCCGTGCCTCGTCTGCTCAAGGTTGATCTTCGGGTCAGGGATCAGGCGGGTGGCCTACAGGTACACGTACAGGGACCTTTCCGGAATAGATTTCCTGAAGTCCAGAAACGTGCTCATCGAACGGATCTAACCAAGGAACATAACGACAAGAGGTTTTTCTTTACATGTTTGAAGTTGAAAAAGACTACTCGCGAGACGCCCTCTTCGACCCGATGGGTCTCAGACGGCTGCGGGACTCCTACCTGAAGGACGACGAGGCTTCACCGCAGGACAGGTTCGCCTTCGTGGCGGGTTCGTTCGGTTCCAACCAGGAGCACGCCCAGAGACTCTACGACTACGCGTCGAAGCACTGGCTGTCGTTCGCCACCCCGATCCTCGCGTACGGGAAATCGTCCAAGGGACTTCCGGTCAGTTGCTACCTGGTCTTCATGCCCGACTCAGCCGAGGGACTGGTGGACACGCTGTCCGAGGTGAACTGGCTTTCCATGCTAGGTGGAGGGGTCGGTATCGGCATCGGTATCCGTTCGGAAGACGAGAAATCGGTTGGGGTCATGCCTCACCTGAAGATCTACGAGGCGTCCTCTCTCGCGTACCGGCAGGGAAAGACTCGAAGGGGTTCCTACGCCGCGTACCTGGACATCGACCACCCGAACATAGTTCAGTTCATAGAGATGAGGAAACCCACGGGCGACCAGAACATGCGGTGTCTGGAGATCCATCACGGCGTGAACGTCTCGGACAAGTTCATGCGGCTCATCGAGAGGTGCATGCGGGACGACACCGTAGACGACACGTGGGAACTGCGTGATCCAGGTTCAAGCGTCGTGAAGGACCGGATCTCAGCCAAGTGGCTATGGGAACAGCTGCTCGAGATCCGGATGCGGACCGGAGAGCCGTTCTTTCATTTCATCGACACCAGCAACAGGTGCCTACCAGAATTTCAAAAGGAAAAGGGACTATCGATAAAACAATCAAACATCTGCGCCGAGATCGCTCTGGCTGTAGACGAAGACAGAACCGCAGTGTGTTGCCTGTCCTCGCTGAACCTGGATTACTGGGACCAGTGGAAGGACGACTACCAGTTCTACAGGGACGTAGCCGAGATGCTGGATAACGTCTTGACGGTGTTTATAGAGAAAGCTCCCAAGGCCGTTCACAGGGCCGTCTATTCCGCCAGCCAAGAGCGAGCCATAGGAATCGGAGCTCTAGGATTTCACTCCCTGCTTCAATCCAAAGGAATTCCCTTTGAGTCGGCTCTCGCGGTCTCGTTGAACAATCAAATTTTTTCCAGGTACGAGAAGTATCTGGATACGGCGAATCGAGAGCTGGCTCTAGAGCGAGGTGAGTGTCCCGATGGAGTCGGTTACGGAGTCAGGTTCAGCCACATGACCGCTCTTGCTCCGAACGCGAGCAGCTCGATCATCATGGGAAACACCAGCCCGTCCATAGAACCCAACCGAGCCAACGCGTATCGTCAGGACACCCTCTCCGGTTCGTTCCTCAACAAGAACAAGCACCTGGATAAGATCATCCTCAAGGAGTCCGAGAAGCACAACCGGTCTTGGTACGACGAGACTTGGTCGAGCATAGTGACCCACGCCGGATCCGTTCAACACCTGACCTGGATGGACGACTACACCAAGGACGTCTTCAAGACGGCTTCCGAACTGGATCAAAGATGGATCGTCGAGCTGGCGGCAGACAGACAGAAATTCATAGACCAGTCTCAGTCCTTGAACCTGTTCTTCAAGGCGGAGACCTCCATTCCCTATCTCAGTCACGTTCACTTCATGGCCTGGAAGAAAGGCTTGAAGTCTCTCTACTACTGTCGCTCGGATAAGATCTACCACGGGGACAGCATGGACAGGAAGGTCGAGCGGGTCCGGTTGGAGGACCAGTTCGAAAAATCGATCGAAGAAACCTGCATCGCCTGTGAGGGGTGAGAACCAGATGACCAGACAGAAGCGAAACATTTTCGGAACGAGCAAGTCCTTCAAGCCCTTCGAGTACCCCTGGGCGTACGACCTGTACCTGAAGTCCGAGAGGATGCACTGGATCTCCAGGGAGGTCGCGCTCCACGACGACATCAAGGACTGGAACATGAAATTGACCGAGGATGACCGCAAGTTCCTGTCCAACGTCTTCCTGCTCTTCACCCAGGGCGACATCGACGTGGCTGACGGGTACGTCACTAACTACTTCCATCACTTCAGGCACCCAGAGATCCGGATGATGCTCCTTGGCTTCGCCGCCAGGGAGGCCACTCACATCGACGCATACTCGTTCCTGATCGAGACCCTCGGGAAGCCGGACTCGTTCTACGACGAGTTCCTGCACATCGACGTCATGCGTCAGAAGCACGAGTACTTCGAGAACATCGTGAACTCCGGAACCAACAAGGAGAACCTACCCCTCCAGATAGCCGGGATCTCCGCGTTCACCGAAGGGATGTTCCTGTTCAGCTCGTTCGTCATGCTGTTGACTTACCCCAGGAACGGAAAGATGAAGGGGATGGGTCAGATAGTCACTTGGTCGATCCTGGACGAGCAGATCCACGTGGAGGGGATGACCGAGATATTCAGGACCATGATCAAGGAGAACAAGGACTGGTGGAACGACGACGTGAAGAGGTCGATCTACGAGGTCGCCGAGAAGATGACGGAGCTGGAGGAGGGGTTCATCGACTACGTCTACAACGGGTTCGACGAGTTCTACGGACTGAACAAGAACGACCTGAAGCAGTACATCCGGTACATAGTCGACAGGCGGCTGATCTCGATGGGGATGAAGGGCATCCACCGCGTCAAGAAGAACCCGCTCATGTGGGTCGACGAGATGATCGCCTCCCAGAACCACGAGAACTTTTTCGAGACGCGCTCGGTGTCGTACGCGAAGGGTTCCCTGTCCGGCTCCTGGGATGACGTCTGGGGTAAGTACTCCTAGCCATTGGGTTCTCCAATGGTAAGGATTTATAAATTTTATGGTGGAAACGGTTTACAAACCCTAAGACTTGGTATACCATTACACCATAGGACAACATGAACCAACCAACCTCAGAAACTATCATGAGTGGTCAGATCAAAGCCGTCGCGTCAGCCCGTAAGAGTCTTGGCGAATACAAGGCTGTCATCGTCATCAAAGAGGGTACTAAAACTCTTAGGACTCAGGTGGTTGAGAAATCTCCCGAGCGGTTCGACGTCAACACCAAACACGGTGTCGTTGAAGGTAACCGCTACGCTAGGGGTACCACTCATGAATCTCGTGAGGCCGCCATCGAGGTTGCTCAACGAGAAATCAACCGATTGTTGGATCGGGTCCTACAGGATCAAGAAAAACACGTTGCCTTAAAGGGCACACCCAGTTCTTACATTCAAGCTCAAATTGACATGTATAGTTAAGTAGAGACTCAGATGACCAACGACTCGACGACCGAAGCTTCCTCTAAAATTTTTGTCGTTTTAGAGGATCGTCTCGGGTACGGAATATCGGTTTTAGGCGCGTTCAAAAACGAAATCAACGCCAAAGAGCTCTCAAACAAAAAAGAGAATTCTAATTCTTGGATAGAAGAAGTCGTCCTCTCATAATACCTGTTGACGGTTACGTCCGGCGAGTCGCCGCGTCGATCCAGAGATAAGGGCACGATTCGGTTGCGTAGAGCGGTCTCTGGTTAGCGTACGAGAAGCTCGTAAAAACCGCCACTTCAACCTAGGACCATCGAGATGAACATCAAAGTCACGAAGATCAAAAACCGGTGGCACGCCAGGTTGTTCCATGAAGGAACGGTTGAGGACGAGATGGCCTGCGAGTTACGGCAAGACATCGGGTGGATCTGTCGAGAAATGCTACGCTGGGCCGATAAGTCCTTAATCCAGGACCAGTTCACTGCGGCCAGCCGCGAAAGGCACAACGATGACCGCCAGCCAGTAGGCAGGATCTGGTACCAGAAATCCCTACTTCCATGCAAAAACTTTGGATAGACGACTTAAGAGACCCACCGGACAACGGGTGGGTCGTCGCCGTGACGTCGGAAGAGGCCATAGACTTCATCCGTGACTACGGTCTACCTGACTTGATCAGCTTCGACCACGACCTCGGTGGAGAAGACATCACGATGAGGGTCGTTCATTTCATTGTTGAGTCGTACCTGGACGGAAAGCTTGAGGTACCAGATGGTTTCTTGTTCCGCGTTCATTCCGCCAACGTCGTCGGAGCAGAAAACATTCGATCCCTGATGACGAACTTTCTTGAGATGACTCATAAATGATTTTTATGGAGCGTGATCTGAGATGATGGTTAGATTGAGTCCCATAGCCCGCCGTGACGGGTTCTACGTTACCTTCGTCGATTCCGACCGTGAGTTTCTTATGTCCGTCGTTGAAAGGGATAATCATTTCTTCGTCAGTGATCCCTTCCAGGTTGATCACGTTCCCGTGATGGAGTTCACTTTGGAGCGAGCGGTATCGGTCGCTCAGGATCATGTTATGAGAACCTACGGATGAACGAAGACCTAGGTAACGCGGCGATAGTACTGGTTTCGGTGATCGTGTTAGTTTTATCCAAAGATTCGCAGAAAACCTGATGATCTTCAGTCGTCAGGATGAA